TCGAAGACAAACACATCATTAGCCTCAAACCAAGAAAGTTTACCAGTATTAGTTGTGCCTACAAAGTCTGTTACTACGTCTGTATCAGCAGTCGCATTATTAAATCTAATTGCTGTTGTAGCTGTTAGATCCAAATATCCGTCTGCTGCGCTGTCTATATTCTCATTACCGTCTGTTTGCGTAAAATAGATTGCATCATCAGCTTGTATGACTCCATTGACTTCTAATGTCTGTGCTGGGGTTGTTGTTCCTATTCCTACATTGCCAGTATCTCCCTTAAATCTTACAATTTCATTATCACTATTTCCAAAAAATCTAATTTGGTCTCCAGCTCCTCCGTCTAATTCTATAAGTTTTTTATTATTTGCTATTAAATTAAAAGTATGAGAACTGATTGTCCCGATGTGTGTAAAAAATTCATTATCATCTGACCCAAATTCCATAACTCTTCCTGCTGCTGTTTCTGATTTTATAATTGCTTGTCCAGTTGCATATAAATGCAATAATTCACTCGGACTATCAGTCCCAATCCCCACTCTTTTATTAGTATCATCCCAAAACAATTCAGAAGTTTCTGTGTGTGCCCATATTGTTCCATTCCAGAAGATGATTTGTCCTGAGGATGTTCCGTCTTCTATGTTGAGGTAGCCTGTATTTATATCCAGTTTTTTTGTGAATGCATTGAATTTGTATGCCATTTAAAATAGTGTTGCCCTATCATCCCAAGCAACTGCCTCTCTCTGTTGTATTCGTGTTGCATTGTCCCCAGAGTATGTGAATTTCATTACCGTCCATGTGTTGTGGTCAGTTGATGCGTTGTAGTTGTAATAGTTCAAGCCTATGTATGTTGGTGCTAGGTCGTTTGCATCGAATCTGATATCTTTTGGACATTGTGCATCTATGACTCTTTTGGCTTGGTTGATTGGATCATGCTCGTGCTTCTCGATTTGGGGAATTGCGACTGTGAATGGATGTGATGGTTGTGAGAATTGTAAGTTTAAATTTTTTGTCAGTGAATCTCCTGTCATGATTCCTCTGTATTCTGCTAGTTTGAAATATTTGCCATCTATGTAGGCTCTGATTATAATTTGCTGATAGTTTTCCCATTCCTTTGTTGCGTTTGCTCTATCAAGAGTGTACTGTCCATCCGCATTGGAGGTTGTGCTGAGTGTGTCATCTAAGTGTAAATTGTAAACTTCTATTATTGCTCCTGCGAATGTTGACTTGTCTGTGTCATATATTACTCCATCGATTGGGTATGGTGTTCTTGGCATTTTACATAATCCTCACAAATGTGTGCCTGCATCGGAAGTGGGGTGTCCAGTCTCTTTCTTCGAAGTTTTCAGGAAGTTCTTCTTCTTGTTTGGCTCTCTCTACTTCTTGATGAATCACGTCTTTTAGTTCTGACATGGTGAATCCATTGGCTGTTCGTTTGGTTATCCTTTTGCAGATATTGGTTGTTCGATGGTCCTTGGGTCCTATCCATTTGTATTTCTTATCCCCTTCTGGGTCTGTTTGTGAATAGCTCCATTCTCGTACTCCGTTCTTCATTGCCTGGTTCTCGGTTCTGAATATGTTGTTAAATTGTCCTTTGTAGTTTTCTTTGCCAGCTTTACGCTTGATGTACTTGGTGACTCTTGGCTCATCGTATTTCTTTACTGTTGCTCTGAGTATGTAATCTTTGATTTGTTCGCTGATGCTTTTGCTCATTCCATCGAACTTCCTGTTAAACATTGATCGTTCAATGAATTCTCTTAGGCTCTTTGCGTCCATTGGCTTCTTTGCTACCTCTTTTTTCATGTCTGAGTTGAACTCCGATACTACTTGTTCGTGCATCTTTTCGAGGTAATATTGCCTTTTCTTTTGTGTGTGTGTTGGATTGCTACATCCTGCGGTGGCGGTTGAGACCATGCCTGCATCCTTCTTGATTGATTTCTCGATCGGTTCTTCTTCTGGCTCTATCTCTCCTTCTTCCATTTCTTCTGGAATGTCTTCCCCCTCATAAATAATAATTAGCTTCTTGATGAAGTCTGTTAGTTGACTCGATATGTATTTGATTGTCAATGGTCCTGAACTTACCCATCTCTCTGCGTTCATTGTGCTTTGCCCTTCGCTTGCAACATTGATTCCCTGGTACATTTGGGTTGACACGTTCCAGTTTCTTGGATACCAGACTCCATCCTTGCTTCCTGTTATGGCTACAAGGTTCTCTTCGTATTCTGTGTCAATCTCTAGTGTTGCTTCTTCTGCTGATGGCTCTGCGTATTTGACGATTATCTTTTCTATCCTTCCAATAATCTCAGGAGTGATTAATGTCTCCTTCCCTTCTTGGGGATAAATGTTTTCGAGGATAAGTTGTTTTATCATTTGAATTCATCTTTGGGTCCTGGTGTGATTGTTCCTTTTAGCTTGTGTCCAATAACAAAGAACTCTTTTTCTTCTGGCACAGTCAATGAATTTGTTGGATCGGTGTCTCCAGTAAATAGAACCCTGTTTGTTGGAATCTGTGCTTCTACGATGATGCCGTCAGTTCCAAAGTCTTGAGCCTGTTGTTTATCGATGCTCCAGCTTTCTAATCCTGACATAGGTATATCTTTATCATTCCCTAATTCCATTTTGTGCCTTTGTACCATGTATTCACTCATTCCTCTATATAACGTCACCGTTTCTCCATATTCTTTTTTGAGCTTTGGTTGCGTTACTTCGTATAATTCTTTTACTGCATCTACGACTTTTGGATCTACTTTGTATGTTTTGTCATTGTGTGCTTCTAGGTATGGTGAATGAAATATCTCTTTTGTTGCTGCTCTTAATGATAGCATTTCGTTGTCCTTTGTTGCATCCCATCCTTCTACTAAAGGCTTTAGTATGTTTTTACTTGTAGAACTTATTTGTGTCTTTTCTTCTTTCGGTGCTTGGGTTGTCTGTTGTGATTTAAAAGAATTCATGTTCAACCTTGTGCTTTTTCCAGCTTCTATCAACTTCTTGGCTTCTTCTAGTTTTGCTTTTTTGTCTGGTTCTGGGCTTTGGTTCAATGCCTGGTTTATGCTATTTAATTTGTTTTGATTATAAGGTGTAATGTTTGGCTTTTGTGATACGTTGTTTGTATTCTCTTCATAAAATTTGCCCCCATGAGGTCCCATCTGGACGTTTGCACCTTGTGGTGCTTGTTCGCCTGGGCTTAGATAGACCTTACCTTTTTTTAATGATTTGCTCATGCTTGCCACTGGTGGCTCTCCACCCATCTCTTGCATTGATGCCACTTCTGGTGCGCCCATGTCAGGGGTTCCATCTGGTGTTGGTTCGGCTTCTGGTTCTTCAGCATCTGGTTGAACTTCTTCTTCGCCTGGTGCTCCACCCATCATTCCTCCCATTGGGTCTGGTTTCTCTACTGGTTCATCCAGTGGGTCGAACTCGAAGTCTCCTTCTTCATTTAAAATTACATCGAAGCCCATTCCCTGCATCTTGGATGCGTTGTCTATCTTTTTGCTGAATAGCTCTTCATTGTGGATTAAGTCTTCTTCTTCATTTGGTGGTAACCATATCTTGTAATCTGTGACTTGCATCTGTTTGCATACCCATGGATAGAATCCGTCATTGAATACTCCCTGTCCGTCTACGATGGCTCTGTTGGTTACTGTGATTTGAAGTCCTTCGTTGTTGAGTCCTCCGCTTGTAGATATGTCTCCCTGGAATAATGGCATTACTCCGTACACTGCCCCTATCTGTCTTCGCATTTCGTTTCGACATTCGATGTACTGCATCTCGTCCAGTCCTTTCATCATGTCTATAAAATTGACTAGGTTCCCTTTGGAGCCAGAAGTTTGTTCGATTGCGATCGGTGGTATTTGGTGTGGGTTCTTTTTGAATTCATCAAGCATCCAGTTCCATGCTTTGGTTAGGCTGTCCATGTTTGGAGTGTTTACGAATAGCAGTCCTCTTGGTGGTCTTTGCTTTGCGTAGTAATCCTTCATGTATTGATCCATGTTCATCAATGTCACTACCTTCATCCAGACTGCGTATATGACTGAGAATCCGTATGTCAAGCTTGGGTTGTATTTGGCTCTGTGGCATACCTCGTTCCTGTTGTAATAGAGATATTGTCCCTCTGGGCTTTGCGATCTAAAGTTTGCAGGGAATGTTTCCTTGCCACATGTTGGACATTCTGTTACATTCACTAGAAGCGTTTCTCTGTGTTCAAAGCATACAGAAAGCTGATCGCCTCCTTGGTTCCTGGCTGGTCTTCCCATCTTATCTGCCATGATAAACATAAATCTTGGATCTGCTCGGATTAGTTCTACTGGGACTTCCCCTATAAGTTCTCCTCCGTTGCTCCAATAATAATCTTTAACCATCAATAAGTATGAGTTGTCGATTGTTTCTAAATCGTCATTTAAGTTCTCTGAGACCAATACCAAGTCTTGACCGTTATCGTTAACATCCTTACAGAATGTCTGCAGGACTTTCTTTTGTTTGATGTCTGGCTCTCTCAAATTGGTGCTACCGCATTCGTCACATTCGTCCACTGGTTGCTCGAACTCCTTATCGCAGTCTTCACATTTAACTGCAAAGAGTTCCACGATCTCGTATCCTTTTCGGAATATTTCTTTTCGTATGTTCTGGTGGATGGTTCGCAATACATCGCTGTATCTTGCTGTGTCATATATGATGTCCATTGGTATTGGAATGTATGGCATCAGAATCTGGTCATCGCCCATTGATTCGCTTGGATTTAGTTTTGGTCTATCCCCTTTAAATCTTGAATCCGTTCCTATAAATTCATCTAGGACTCTCTTTTCTATTTCTACAGTATCAGAATTGGATTTGTTAAAAGATAGGTTATATTTTGTGAATGGTATTCTCATTGGTAGCGCCTCCTGTATAATATTTGGTTGTGATATATTTAAATGTTCTGTTTTAATTGTTTTGTCATGTCTCGGTTCTCTCTTATTAGTTTCCTGATAACGTCATCATAAGAGTCCCATTTTGTTTTATGATCATCTAGTTCTGCCTTTGTGCTTCTGCCCACGCTTACTGTTGTTTTTGTTAAATGTAGTTCTATCATTTTACATTAATCCTGTTACGTTCTCTGGGTCCCTCAACAGAGCCACTCTTCTTGGTGCTATCTGATATAGCATACGCATCATGAGCATGTCTGAAAAGTCTGAACTTCTCCCTATGTTGTCTTTGATTATGTCCTTGCTGATGATCGCAAGCTTTCCATCTTTGTCTATATCCTTTTGTTTGATTTGTTCTAGTTCTTCAATGATTGCCTCCTGGAAGTCTTGGTTCGATGTTCTGATTCCTATGTCACCTCGCTTGGTGTAATCTGCCAATAAGAAATGGCATTGACTCTTTAGGTTTGAATAGTTTGCTTTCTGTTGTCCTGTCTGCATTGCTGCACTGTTGTTTACGAATCCCCTGCTGCCATTGAGACCATCAACAACTCCTCCACCAACTCCATCCTCATCGATTAGGGTGTGGCTCATCTTGACATGTAGCTTCTCTTGAAGGTTTCTCAATATCTTTATTGTTGCTGCTATTGGATAATCATAAATTGTTTTGACTCCACTGAATATTGTCTTCTGGGTTTTGAATTGGTATGCCCATATTCCTCTTAGTAGCATCCCTTCCCAGTATCCTATGACTGTTAGGTCTTTTCCTTTACGTGCTACATCGCATATCAGATACTTGCCTTCTCTGTCTTCTGGGGTGTTGGTGAATAAGTCCAGTATGTCATCGTAATCATATAACTTTGCTGGGTCATCGTCATAGTCAAAGTTCCCATACAGCAGTCTCTCTTTGCTGATTGGATCTAGTTTGTGTAGGTTGTCGATGTAGTGTTTGCTTATGAATGGATTGTCTCCAACTAAGCTTGGTATGAATTGGCGGTATGGTAGAAGTTTTCCTTCTTTCCATGGTCTGTAGAATTCCTTGTATAAAAAGTTCTTTGATGGGTTGCTGGCTATCAGTATCATGGGTATGATCCCAAACCCATGCAGCTTGTATCTTATCCTGGACATGACTATGTTTTTGGCTTTGCTCTTGATTTGTGATGCTTCATCGATGAATGCTCCTGTATATTCTGTGGATCCTAAACTGTCATACTCTGGGTCTGCTGGATAATGTGCCAAGTCTTTCAGATATATCTCTGATCCATTTGCGAACTTGATGCATCCTGAGTTCTCATTGTAGTTGTAGTCTCGCTTGGGTTTAATTCCCCATGTTCTGCATATCTCGAAAAAGGTTAGAAGGGTTGTTTGTTTTAATGTTTTCAGCACTGCTCTGCCCATGAGCCATCTGCTGGATTTATATTGGATACAAGATAATAACAGCCATGCACAGCCTAGGTATGACTTACCGCCTCCTGCTCCACCACCATAAAATATCTCAGTATGTTTCTTGTCTGTTAATGTCTGATAAGCCAAGACTTGCTTTGGTGATTGTGTCCACTCTATTGCCATTCTTCGTCTTCTTCTCCTTGTTCGTCTTCTGCGTATGCTTCGTAACTATCTATTTCTTCTTCATCATTCACGATGAGTCACCTCGATTATTTTCTACTTCGGTTTTGTTTCATTATGCTTTCAAGATTCTTTTCTCCTAATATGTCAGATACATAATTCAAGGCACAGTCCATAATTGTGTATGCGTTATATTTGCCAGTATTTTCGTACATATTGTCTCTTGCGAAGTGTATAAATTCTTTGTCCATATTCATTCCTAGCCCATTGTAATCTGAGATTTCTTGAAAGATACCTAGCTTGGTGCATATGTCTTGGTGAAGTTTGTATGGTGTTGCGGTGTTTATTGCTGGGATATAATAAACCACATCTTCTCTGTTGTACCAATCCTTAACTGCTTTAAGGATCTCTTTTGGTTTTATTCTTTGATAAATTTTATTAAATGGTTTAAACCTATCATCACTAAGTTTCTTTCTTTTGTGCATTAGTCTCACCTTCTTATTTTGTCTATACCCTTACGCTTTCTTTTTTATCTTAGGTTCCCTAGTGGTTTCTACCTTTGGTAGTTCCGCATTTTCTACAAGTTCGGGTTCTTCTTGTTGTTGGATGATGTTGATTTGGATGTTGCTTATTCCATCTCCATCTGTGTTTGTTTCAATTGTTAGTGGACTTTGTTCTTTTGGCAATAATCCTATCATTTGGTCTTTCTTTAATAGTTGATCATCTTCGTTTCTTAATTCTGTCAATGCTTTAGCGATGTCTCGCTTGCTTGATTTTGGGTCAGATATCATTTTCCACCATCTCTGGATCCTTTCTCTCTGTCTTTCGTTGTAATCTACAATCCTGATGAGGTAGTCGTTCTTTGTTAGTTTGGCTGCTATTTCTTTTCGTATCTTTGACAAGTCGATTTCGATTTGTCTTCTGGTCACTCCCAGCTTCTCTGCGATGATTCCTTGGGATACACCCTGTTGAACCATTGTGTATGCTGACATTCGTCTTCTTTCTATTTGTTGTTTTCTTTGTACGCTTACTGCTGGCATTTTATTGTCCTGTGAACTCACGCCTTTGCTCACATTCTAAACATGAGCAATATGATGGGTGTTGTTCTTCCTCCTTTGGTATTATGGTGATTTTGATTTTCATTTTGTTTTTTTTTGTGATTCTACAAAGTTTTCAATTGAATTGTACAAAGCGTCACTTTCATCTATTTCTTCTACGTTTGTTCCAATTTCTTCTATCTTAATCTCTATCAGCGGATTCCCTTTGTCATATCTCTTGTAGATATGCATCTCTTCGATCTGAGAGTCATCTGCATACACTCCTGGAGCCAGTGCGTCCAGTATGCCTTTCGAATAGTTGTCAATGTCTCTTCGCCTTTTGTCTGGGAAGGTTAGAGTCAGATTCATTTTCAAGCGTGAATTTAGCGGAGAGAAGTCTTTTGGTACTAATTCTGCAAGGATGTTTTTGAATTCTTTGCCTGCTGATGTCATGTAACATCTGATGAACTTACCCCTTGCGGTGTGTTTCCAGATGTGATTCACGCTGGGTGGCACTGCTTTTATGCAGATTGTCAGTTGTTTCTTTGCTACTTGTACTGGTTTTGATTCTTCCATATCAATCATAAAGTCCATTTTAAACCTCTTTCACGAATCTCTCCGAAACTACTCTTCTTCTAGTTCTTCTTCTTCATCATCCCAGTCTTCATATTTGTCGTCCTGAGATTTGTTCTTAATAAAAATCCACTCATCAGATTCATAATCTTGCATCTGATGTCACCAGTGGCTTGCTTTCTGTGCTTTTTTACTGCCCATGTATGATTCTTGTTGTCAAAGTGTATAAATCTTTCGTTCATTCTTGCATATAATTGATAATAATGAGCTGATTCACTATTATTTTCCTGTCTGAGCATAGGTCCTTGTATGGCTTCTTGTAGTACCTTTGTGCTACCCTTTCCTGTAGTTCCTCTGCTTCAGTCATTGTTTGTGTGTATTAGAACCTCTTCTCTCCTGGCTTCTTGGTGCTTATCCAGTTGTCCTTTCTAAATAGAATTACGTCCTTCTCTCTTTCGAAGTGTTGCATGTCTCGCTTCTTGCATTCAGCATTTTCTATCCTGTGTCTTTCTTGTGCCATCTCATGCTTGAGCTTCTCTGTGCCTCTTTCGTATTCCATTTCTTGCATCTTGTTGTTGTGCTTTAATATCTCTAGTGTGATTTCCATTGGTTGTTCTTGTACTACTTCTTTTTTTGCCATCTGTTTCATCTCCTTGTTTATTCTTGGTATTTGGTTTCGTCTATCTTGTGTTGTCCGCACCAATCGGTTTCGAACACTGCTGGGAATCCCATCTTTTGTCCTGATCCTGGTGCATTGTATCTGCATCTGCCTATTGGCTTCTTCTTTAGTACAAACCACATACATGTTTTACACTTCATTCCTGAGCTTCTATGCTTCCAATTGTCTCTCTCTTCTGGTATTGGTAGAAGTCTTTCTGCTGGTTCTTTTAGTCTTTCATATGGTTCTTTGTGTGGTACTAATTTGGGATATTCTTTTTCCATTTTTCATTCCTCTATTCTTCTGGTTCTTGAACTACTGCCCAATTCCATATATTGCCTGCATGTGGACTCTCTTGTCCGTATCTGAGTTGCATTGTTGGTTCTTGTCTGGCTAGTTCTTTCCAGCCTAATGTTTTGAACTTATCTATTTTTTCTCTGAGTTCTGATACAGTCTTTGATTTCAATAGTTTAATTTCTATCATTGTATTTCTTGTCTCCTTGTGTTCTATTTCATTATTAGGCCCAGGCCATTTGATAATGTTAATACGCTTGTTTTTCTTTCTTTTGCAAAAACATCAAATGCCTCTTTCTGCATAATATATTTTTCGCTGAATGCATAGTCGTCTAAGAGAATTACTCCACCTTTTGGCATTCTGTCCCAGACAAACTTTGCAGCTTCAATTTCGGGATACACGTTGTTCATGTCGATATATGCAAAGCAAATTCGTTTTGATGTTATTTTGTTTAGCGAGCCTGGGACGCTTCCCTTTATAGCTTTACATTTTTTGAATGCTTTAAATACAGATTTAATATTTTCATAATTGCCACCATATTTGTAACGACTTGGTTTGACTATTTCTATTTCTTTTTTGCTCATTTGACTAATATCTAATCCCTCAAAAGTATCCATTAACCAATATGTTTTTTTACAATCGTTGAAATCCCCGTAGTGCATTACAACATAAGAAGTAAAGCCCTTGTCTACTCCAAATTCTACAAAGTCGCCTGGTAGACTCTGACAATATTTTCCAAACCATGCAGCCGTATATGTTCTCCAAACGCCAGGTAAATCTTCACCTGTACTTTTTCTTGCCGCATTTAAAGCATTACTAAATTTAGCTTCATGTAAGAAGTCATTATTATGAAATGTAATTAAACCAGGTTCAATATGTGTAGGTTTTGGTAGGCATCCTGCTTTCGGAAATAACACAGCTTTTCCAATATTTTTTAAATAATGTTTTATCAATTTAATCGCCCTCGTTCAATCTATCCATTTCGTCTGCTGATATTTTAGACGCTCTATTTATATTGTATACTATAAAACCAAAAAATACACTAAGTATTAACCCAGTTAAACATAATACAGTTAATAAAATTTTACAAATCATTTTTATCTCTCCATTCTAAATATTTACTAAGTAGTAAGATGCCACCAATCTCCATCATCCACATACATGGGATAGAAAAAAGCACGATATATACATCTTTCAAATGTGTTCGCCTATGTTATTATCTATTTGGTTTTTCATTTAAATTAAGTCTAATTTTGAAATTATTACATCTGGTGTACATTTGCATGTATATTCATGCTCTGATGTCTGTTCTAATTCTTTTCCACAAATTCCACATTTCATTTATGTTATCTCCGAACTAAGGTCCGTTAATATTGTTGTCTTTTTGTTTTTAAGTTATCTCAAGCTGGTTGATACCCCTTTTTATCTCTGGGTTAGTATCCTCGCTTTGCTTCTGATATTGCTTGTTCTACTGTGAATTCTACCCTGTCTTTGATAAATGGCCATATGCTGTTGGATAACTCTTTGATTTCATTCCCTTTTAGATGTTCAGCTGGTTTGGTGCGTGAATCTGCGCTCAATAAGGTTTCTAATGCTTTATTTATGTCAGGGTCAATCGCTTTGAGCTTGTCCAACAAATCTACCCTGATTGCTCTGGGTATCTTCTTTACAACCATTATTATTCTTCTGTGGATGCTTCCTCAATCTCTGGAAGGATCTGCTGCTTTGGCTTGTATGCTGTAATTCCCATTAAATCGAACAGTTGTTCCCTGAATGCTATGATTACGTCTGGGGTTAGGTTTAGCTGTGTTGGGTCCATCTTGGCTACTTTGCTTGGCAGGATTTTCATCTTGTTGAATATCCTTGCATCTACGTATGGTTCCACTGATCGTGAGTCTTTGAACTCTCTTATGTCCATCTTCTGTTTGATTTCGAATTCCATGTCTTCCAATTGTTGTTCGCTGAATCCGCACACAAAATGCCAGCATCCATCTGGTGTTGCTGCTTTCATTGTATTTTTGAAGTAGCTGCTGACTTCGTCTCTTGTTAGATTTACTTTTATTTTTTCTTTGCTCATTGTCTATTCCTCCGTTTCTTGTGCTTCTAGGCACTTCAATGAATGTGATATTAAAAAATCGTGTCATTTTTTTCTGTTATTTTCTTGATGAATTCGCTTGTTGTTAGTGGTCTGTTTATGCTGAATGATATTGATCGTCTCTTGGTTAGGATTATCTGCAGTGTGAAGACCGCTTCTTCCATTGCACACTTGTTTCTTCCAATTACTATCTTCATTTGATTTCACTCCACTTCTTATCGTCTGATTCCCTGATTGGGTCCTTGCCTGTGAATGATGCCCATCTTGTTAGGATTACATCACAATACTTGGAATCGAGTTCCATTGCATAGCATTTCCTGCTGGATGTTTCGCATGCCATCAAGGTGCTTCCACTTTCTGCACATGGTTCAAGTATCAAGCCATTAGGTCTAGAGCTGTTCTTAATCATTATCTTGCTCAGTTCTACTGGCTTCTGGGTTGAGTGCAAGTATTCGTTTGAAGGATCCTTTCTTAAATGTATGATGTCTGAGTCTTCCCTTATGCCACTGATAATGGCAATTAGCTTTTCTTTGGTTAAGTCCTGGAGCTGTTCGATTGTAGAACTCATGATGGTGGTTTTGTGTGTTCTGTCTCCATACCATGTTGTGTTCTTCTCTCCTCTTTTGCAGTATAAGATTGGTTCGTGACACCAGTGATAGTCTGAGTGTCCTAGTACATGTCCCTTCTCCCAGATTAATAATTGCTTAACTATCCATCCTGATTCGTTTAGTGTTTGTTCGAATATTCTGTGATTTACGCTTGCATAGGCACTGTACAATGCTGCTCCTTCTTTTGTAAATTTGAATAAGTTTGTATAAATTCCTTTGAGAAATATGTATAAATCATTCCCTCGTAGTTCATCGTTCTTTAATAATTCCCATGATCTACCATTTGGATTGTTAGTTCCCTTATAGCTTACTCCGTATGGTGGGTCAGTCCAACTCATGTCTGCAGTCTTTCCTGCCATTAGCTTTGTCATGTCTTCTTCGCTTGTTGAATCTCCGCACATTAATCTATGATCTCCAAGCTTATAAATCTCACCGTACTTTGTTTTGGGTTTGTCTGGTGCTACTGGTGCTACATCTATCATTCCTTCCTTTTCGTTCATTTCGTTTGCTGCCATAATCTCATCAATCATTGGCTCATCGAATCCTGTCAATGTTAGGTCTGCTCCACCATCCTGTAATTCTTTTAGTAAATCATATAGTTTCTGCTCATCCCAGTCTCCTGAGATTTCGTTGTCTGCTATGTTTAGCAAGTGTTCGTTCTCTTTTGTTAGGCTTACTGTGAATATTGGGATTTGTTTTGCTCCTATTTTCTCCATTGCTTTGACTCTTTGGTGTCCTGCAATGATCATCATGGTTCTTTCTTTGTGGGTGTTGACAAGTATTGGGAATCTGTATCCGAACTCTTTGATGCTTCTGATTAGCTTGTTCAGCTCTCCCCTGGTTATTGTTCTTGGATTCTTGTCGTTTGGTTTGACTTCTGCAATGTCTACCCATGTCCACTTGTCACATAGTTCACATCCTGTGTTTGTCTTTTGTTCTTTTTCAATTGAAGTATAGCATCTTTCACATTTCATTTTATGTCTCCTGTTTAAATTTGGATTTCTCCTTGTCCTCTCGAACTATTTGTTTATTCATTTCTTGGTTTCCATACTGGTGTGTTCTGGCTATCTTTCTGGCACACTTATAACACATTAGGGGATTAACTAGAAAGGATGTAAATGTTCGGACTAGGCAATTGTCACAATGTGTGTCTTTGATTTCCTTCTTGATTACTTTTAGTCCCGAACCACGTTTAATAAATTTGTTTGAACATGCAATGCAGACTTCCATTGTAGCTGGGACGAGTCGTTCTGTCTCCAAACTACACAAGTTGCATCTGCCTTTAGAAAGAGGTTTGATTTTTTTTACTGATTCGGCAAGTTGCCTGCTGACTCTATATTTAGATTTATCCTCTATTGGATCTATTTCCGATTTTTGGTTTTTAACTAGATAGTCCTGGATTTCACTAATTGTAGGAATTTTTATCCCCTCCTGTTCTTTATTGAATTAACGTGATTCTGATTACTTCTTGGTTAAGATTATTTCTATTACACTTACTCGGTCTATGTGTTCTTCTGATGTGTTGGTTTGTTTCTCTTCTGTTGATAGATTGATTTCTGACATTTGCCATCCTTGAAGAAATCTGTTCAGAGCTATCTGAGAAACGTCTGCTGCCATACTGATGCTCCTGCCCCTAGCTAGAATTTTGATTAAAGGTTGAGTTTGTGCTTGTGTTTGTACTGCAAAAACGTAGCTCATTGTTGGTTTTTTACCAATAAATACACAATTGTCATTTTCGTTTGCTTCTGTGTTGACCATGTTTTCCTCCTTGTACTGCTAAGATAATATTTCTTTAATTCTCTGATATTTAAATGTTTTGATTTAAGGGAGGTGGGTCAAGATTGTAGAAGTCTTTGGAGGCAATCCAAGTATTCAAAATCCTAACACACCCCTTTCCTCATCAGTCGATTATTTATTCTTTAGATATTGCTGCTTTTAATTCTTCCTGTTTTTGAATCATTTTGGTTGCTTCCATTGGGTGGTTGAACCAGAAGTGCCTGCCCCTGACACCTCCTTTAATGTTGTCTTTAAACTTTACTGACTTCCTGCATCTCAGGCAGTTCAGTGTTAATCTTCCTATTGCGTACTGGTTGCTTTTCTCTGTCATTCCTGGTGTCCACTTATTGTTCTGTTTGCCCTGCCACTTTCCACACTTAGTGCATTGCCAAACTATATATTTATCGAAGGGGACATTCATTTTATTCCTCCGTATATTTATCCACAACTACGTTGATTGTTATGCCATATCCCTTGGTTACTAATATCGGCATCCTTCCACCCATGCTCAATAATGGCTCTTCCAGTCTCTCTACTTCGATTGGAGTTATTTGCATTCCTTCTGGGGCTTTGTCTAGCCACTCTTCTATCTTTTGTTTCATGTTCATTTTGCTTTTCCTCTTTGGTTTTGGGATGAAATTTCCGCATGGGTAGCTTTCTATTTCTTGATAGCATGGGCATCCCCTTCCCATGTCACAATCCACGCACCATCTGTTCTCTTCCTTGTCAGATTTCATTGTGTCTACCATTCTCCTTTTACGATTAATGCTACATTATTATTTTTTACCCAGTAATCCGAGACCTTGTTTGCGTCCCCCTTTGTTAATACGTGGGTTGCGTTCTTGTCTATGATTCTGTGGCAGACATATTGGTATCTGTATATGTGTTTGTATTCAAAAAACGACCAAATTGGATTAAAGCATACTGTGTCATTGATTTTTGCGTCTACTCCTGTGATCGTTTGAACTCTAAAAGTTCCGCATTCTACATCGTTGTTGTACGTTGGTCGCATGCTTCCTCCACAAATTGTATACTCGTATTCGATTTTCTCTGCTGATACTGCCACCACAGATATAATAAAAAACAGCACCAAACTGATAATAGTTTTTATTGTTTTCATTTCAAATCCTCCATGCTTGACACCAGCTTTCTGGACTTTAGAAGCTGTGGGTCATTAAAATGTTTTTTAAGATAATAGTCAGAGCCCTCTCCGTTTGTGTCTTCTAAGTCTCGCATCATGTCCCAGATTTTCTCTACTGGCATCATTGCGTCTATTGGTACTGCAGGCATTGGGTATCTCTTCTTGATGAAGTCTGTTGCCTTCTCTGTTCCCAGTATTTCTATTGCGATGTTCCAGTCTTTGACAACCACATCTGCTCTCTGGTTGTCTTTAAAGACCACCTCTGTGGCGAAGTCTAGTCCTCTCTCCCAGCAGAAGTTGCACACCCAAAACTTTGCAATCTTGTGGCTGACTGTTTCTGACCTTCCCTTGCTACACTTTAAGGCATTACTTGTTCCTGTCTGAATCTTCAGAGTCGCTTCCTTCCTCTTTTGCATCCGTTCCTTTATTTTCATCTGATATGACCTCCTTGTTCTTCTTTGCTTTTAGCATTTCTTCTGTTTGTTTCTTTATTTCTAGCATCTTGTCGTACTGTCCTGAGAATACCATGGCACTGACCACTGTCTCTGCTATTGTTACTATCTCCACTGGTCCATACAGCATCCACTTGGTTGGGTCATCTGAATTTTGTAATGCTCCCATTACTCCTGATTGGGCTATCAGTTGGTGGTATCTGCAGAACCTCATTGGGATTCCCATATCTTTGATGGGGACAATCTTTCCTTCTTCTGCTCTTAATGCCTGCAGGCTCATTGATATTGTGTTTGTGTCTTTACATTTTGTCCACGAACATCCTGTTTGTGGTACTTCTTTTGGTTTGTCTTCTTTCATTTGTTTGCCTCTAGTCTGAACCATATTAAAACTTCGTCTTCGAATAGTTCCTGGACTTCTTTATCTGTTAATTGTCTCTTGAGTTTCCTTGCCCATTTTGTCCAATCGGTTCCTGCTTGAAGAACCTTCTTTGTCATTGTTTCTCCTGTCTCTTCACACACGAATGTAATATGAGCATCTCTTAATTCGTAGTGGGTTTCTCCACATTCGATTTGGTCAAAGTATTTCTTTTTTATTGGTAGCTTCATTAATAATCGCCTCTCTGGATTAGTTCTGTTTTTACCTTTTTGTCGATTATTATTGTTCTTCCTGCCAAAACATACAGCTCCTGGGTTGACATCTCAGCTAGTTCTTTTCTTTTTGGTATTTGCATTTCTTCCTCCGCTAGATTGTTTTGCTTATTGGGAATTCTCTGGGCTTGCTTTCATCATAGACCCATTTTCCTTGTGTTATTACAACTTGTCCTTCCCATGTTAGTTCGGTGAATGGCTTTCCGAAGATTGATTCTGCGTATTCTACTGCCTCTCTTAGTGTTTCACATGGAAGCGCATTAAAGCATGCTATACTTCCACACCCAGACATGAATTGATTTCCGTTTTTTCTGATAAAAATATCTTGACCACAATTCTTGCAGAAGATTCCTGTCTTCTTTGGCTTTGACTTTTTCTTTGGTGGTTTAAATCCGAGTAATTTCTTTAGTGTTTTAATCATTTTCATCTCCCTTTTTTAGTGTTGCCCAGTTTTTTACTGCTTCAGCAGATATGGCTCTTGCTTCTATGATCTTTGTTTGTGTTGGTAAAAAAAGACCCAGATCGTTTTGGATGTATCTTCTGCATCTGGTGATGCTTTCTGCTGATGTTAGGTTGTGAATGTCGTGTGTTTCGATGTTTTTTAGTGCGTCCACTTCTTGCCAGTATTCGAAAAGTAGGCACTTGTCACAGTTCCTGATGTGCTTGTTGTGTTTCAGTATCCATGCGACCTTCTCTTCTACGCTGTCCAGTTCTAGGATTTTCTTCAAGAATAGTCCTGGATTGGTGTATATGAATATTTTTTGTTGTAGTGTTCTTTTCATTTTTTCTTCTCCTGTTCTGCTTCTACAAGTCTTTCTAGTTTTATTTTGCATGCCAATGTGTGGGAGCAGTATGGTCTTGTCTTGTCTGCCTTGGTGTTCATTACGCAACCCCATGAGTCTCCATTCTTCTTCTTGGTTGAGCTGTTGCAGTCCCACGCCATTCCTGCTGGTGTCTTCTTGTACCATACGTCTGTCCATTGTCCATCTCTTTGTTTGACTTTGAAATGGAAATAATAAGGAGGGATTGATTCACAGAATACAACTTCGTTTGCTCTCACTATGTCCCTAGCTCGCTTTATTGTGCTCCACAACATCTTATCTCCTGGTCATTTTCTTTTTCCAATAACAATTAACAACTCCGTACTGTGTTCCTGACCGAATTCTGCCAAAAAACCATTTAATTCTTTGTGTAAATCAATAGCTTCTGCGTTTTTTGATACTCTTTTGAATATTTCTGGATCCATAGTCTCGCACAAATCTATTTTTTGTTTCTTTTTTACATCATTTATCTCTACTTCTAATACTATTTTTCTTACTGTCGGAAATATTGGCACTTATCTCACCTCCTGGTGTCTGGTTTGGTCTTCAGTATATATTTGCACATTTTCTTTAAGCTACTTGCTCTTACTTTCATTAGTTGGTAGTCTACTATTCCTTCTGCGTTTCTCAGATATTTCTTTGCTAGTCTCTTGATGTAGTCGATTTCATGTTTCTCCATGCTGACTTGTCTTCTGTCCTGATGCCATGCTCTTAGTGTTTTTATTATTTTCATTGTATTTCCTCCTGGTGCTTCTTGAATTTTTTTACTTCGTTTTCTGATAGGTTGTGTTTCATAACCACTGGATCTATCCTTTGGGTGGTGTTCCTTCTTTCTGCCTGATTCTCGTACTCTTCAAAGTATGGGAAGTTGTTTTCAAGGATCCTTCTGTTTACTGGGTCTGCCTTGTACCATGCGTTTGCTAATGCCTTGACAAAGCTTCCACCATATTCTTCCATGCATTCGATTCCTGCGTTGGTTATTTCCATTATGCCATCACCCACCATAGTGCCTTCCTGACACCCTCTACTGTCTGACCATTCCTTATTTTGATGTTCAGTGTTTGTTCCAACTCTTTGTATGGCTGTCCCAAAATTTCGATTATTTCTTGTTTTGTTCTCATTTTAATCTCCATCTTCTGGTGGTGGTCCTATAAATTCTAGCCAGCATTTGTCTGAGCAGATTCCAGAGATATGTTGTTCCCTTTTCCATGCTTCGGCATTCGGGAACTCATCCTGGATGTGTTTCTCTGGGTGTTGTCTTTGTAGTTCTGGTTCGTACTGTTTCTTGCAATTTGGACATGTTTTCATTCGCTTTCCTCCTTGAATCCTATGGTGAAATCAAACCACATAAAAAATAAATTAATAACCTTCCAGCCGTATGCTATTACGACTTGTCCTCCGAAAGCGATTACTTTATCCTCATAGTTGTTTGTGAATTTAACAAATGGTTTTAAGCTCATTTGTCATCCTCTGGCAAGTCTTCGCCTCGATAGACATATAGTCCCAGTCCATGCATTGCGATCGCTTTTGCAAAGCATCTCTGTACTGCTTTGTTAATGTCAAAGGTTGTCATCTCATGTAGCTTTAGGCTCTTGTTCATGTGGTTCATTACAGGCAGATGGTTTGTGTATGTTATTCCTGCTGCTGTTACGCTGACTTTGGCGAAGGCTCCTGTTATGTCATGAAAGTATGGCATCCCATTCATGTTTTCGTGTACTTTGTATGTTGCGTCTGGATAGATTTTCTTCAGTTCTGTCCATGCGTCACTCCAGCTGATGTATGTCAGATTGTTTTTCTTTTCGGTCTTGCACTTGATTTTGCTTAAATTGTTAAATGCCTCTTTATCGGTCATTTCGTCATTCCATTGCCATGTTCCATTCATTGTTACTGTTCTCTCTCCTGTGTCTGGTTCGCATTTTTCACTGGTTGTTGTGGTTGTTCTGACTTCTGGCTCTGCTCCTCCTGTTTGTGGCTCTTCTTCCTTTGGGGCTTCTTTCTTTGGTGCTTCCTTTGGTTTCATTGGTACTTTTTTTGGATCTGTTCCTTCTTCTGCTGGGAATTCTATTGACCTATATTTTCCATCGTCTGCCATTTTTAGTAGGACTGATGATCCTACCTTTGCTGTAATCTCTGCGTGCTTTTCGATTAAGTTTCTCTTGGCTTCTGCGGTTGGATTTATCCAGACCTCGCTTCCTTCCAGTTTGATTCCTGCTGTCTTTGCAAAATATTTTAATATTCCTTCCTTGGTATTTGTTTCTTCTGTCATTTGTTTTTCCTCTTCTGCTTGTTGCAGATATTTGTCTGCTTCTTCTTCAAAGTCGATTTCTTCTGGGTCTGTTTCTTCTTCATAGTCAAATAGATTTTCTTGTTCGTTCACATTGTCATAAAAGTCTTTAGCGTTTGCCATTTTTATCCTCTCTCAAGATGTATGCGGTGTTGTATTTTGGTTTTATTATTGTTACCATATCGATGTTTCGCCATTTTCTTAGTTTGTTGAGGCTTGTGCTTACTTGGTTCATTGGTGCATCCAGTTGTTCTGCTATTTCTCTGGTTGTTATTGGTCCAGTTGCTTTCTGGAGCACTTCCAAAACATCGTACTGCCCCATTTATATCGCCCTTGCCTTTAGTCTCATTAGTTCAATGATCATTTCCATTGCTCGCATCTGTCTTCTAGATTCGTCTATCGTTCTTGTTGTTTCTTTTAGTTCATCGATTGCTTTCTGTCTGTGCTCTAGTAGTTCCTGGTATCCGATGTCGTTGCTTAGTCTGATTTGTGTTTCAGTTTGTCGCATCTTTTCGTTTGTGTACTTTGCCTTGTATTCTTTCTTAAATGCTGGCTTGTAGTCTGCTTTCTCTTCCTTTGTCATTGACCTTTTGTCCACTGGGATTTCTATCTCGGTTTCTGTTTCGTCTTCGAACACATCCTTAAGCGTCTTTTCTTCTATCTTTCGGAGCTCTGTATCGATGATTGCTTGTTTGTTTGTTAGTGCGTGGATCTTGGATTCGCATTTTCTTACCATCTCTGGGATTTCTATTGCTAGCTTTATCATTCCATCGTAGTCTGGGTGTGCGTGCATTGGGTCAGTGATCGCTGGCTCTCCGTATCTAATAAATCCCTTTTGTACTTGTTCTTCCTCTGGTGCTTTTGTTACTTTTTCTTCTTTCATCTGTTCTTTTCTTGCTTCGATTTCCTGTTCTGGGCTTAATTCTTTTTCTTCATTCATTTGGGGTTCCTCCGTTGATTGCTATCCTTGTGATTGTGCTGATGTCTACATTCTTTTGTTCCTGTGGTTTGAGAGTGAATGTTTCTCTTGGCTCTTCGTCTTCTGCATCTCCCATAAAAATCAGTAATTCATGCTTTGTGAAGTTGTCGATCCTCATGTTTTCTTTCATTATTATTTCCCCCTTATTGCTTTTTCTGGTAGTTTCAGTCTCTTTCGGACTTCCTTGATTCCTTCCTTGGTCTGTTCGTTGCCTGTGAAGCCTAGTGCTTTGCAGTCTTGTTTGGTTAACACCATTGTGATTCCTAGCTTTGTTTCAGAAATAGTGAGGGTTCTCCTCTTTTTCGCTTCCTCTGCGAGTTGTTTGCTCAGAACTTCTACTCTGTCGTATGTTTTCTGGTTCTCGAAGTATTCGTGTTTTGCTTCTGCCCATGTTGCCTGTCTTTGGGTTCGCTGTATTTGTTTTATTGTTTCTTCCTGTTCTGCTGTTATCTTTTTTGCGATGTGCTTCCTTGGTATTTGTTTTTTTTGTGCCATTTGTTTCGTCCTCCTATAGATATGTTCTTCTTAAAAAAAATACTAAATAAAAATAAATTGTGTTTTTTGTACCAGTTCCGAAGAACTTGTATTTGTTTTCTGCCCATTGGATGATTTGGGTTCTCATCATCCCCACCATCCACACTCTGAGCAGTGGTGGATTGGATAATCCACACCGTTCTCTGGCATCACTCCTTCTTCGCAAGTCGTCTTTTGACATTGTGGGCATTTGCTTTTAGTTGCCATACTCGTCCACCTCGTTTCCGTACTCTGACATAAATTGCTCGTAGTCTTGGAATCCTGCTCTTTCGAACTCGTCTTCGTATTCTGATTCCATTTTTAGTTACCCTTTTTTGTTGCGTTAAAAAGCAGTTGTTCTGCTTCTTCCACCGTTGTGTCTCCTGTAGTTGGGTTTTGATTCTGTTCTGCTCTTTTCGCTGTGGTTCTTGGTTCTTCTTGTTTCGTACTTCTCATTTGGGTTGCCTCCCTGGTTGCGTTTTGCTCCCAGTGAACATCATATTAACTTTGACCTTTTTAAAAGCTTCTATTTTTTTTGACATTCCTTTTGTGGTATGCATATTTTTGGGACGCGCTTGTTTTGCGTCTGCTTTTATTCTTTTATCTCTATTTCTATCTCGGGCAAGTCTTCTCGAAGGCTGATTTGTTGGGTATTTGCGATCGCAATTATATTATTGGTCAATTCTTGAATTTGGGAATTCATGACTCCTACCTGAAATCTCTTCCATGCTTCCCCCAGTTCTTCCCTTGTTGCCATCATACTTGCTGTGGGGTGCATCTGGTTCTCTAAAAGTAAAGTCACACATTCGTTCAGGAATTTGTTCATATTGGGTCCCGACTTCTTGACCTTGCCAGTTCTTCCATCAATGATACCCAGTCTCTCAAGGTAGATTCGGTTTTTCTGTGTCCATTTAATTGTGCTCATTGCCTGTTTGCTTCTCATTGTTCCTCCTCCGTTCTTTCTGTGCAAAAGTTCTCGGTGTTCATTAGTATATGGTGTTGGCACTCTGGACTCTTGGGTCTTTCTCGTTTTGCTTGTGGGTAGTATATGCACTTGGTACACCGCTTGGCTGTCTTCTTGTTCTTCATTGATTTCTTTAATGCATCTGCATCAATCCATCCAATTTTTATTTTCCTGTTCATTGGTTTTCCTCCGTTGTTTTTATCCAAAAATCTCCTAATGTATATGTTTCTGGATTTTTTCTTTGTTCTCTTGGGTTTGCTTTTTTGCATCTCTTGGTATGAGAAATTATCTTTGCTCTTCTTTTACCATATCTGCAAGTTGGTAGTCTTGTTCCACAATATTGGCATAACATTTTTTTCTCCATTATTAGTAATACCTACGGGTAATACTTTTTTTCTTAGCTTTGGTGTTGTGCTTGTTTTCGGTCTTCTCGTCCTTTTTAAGCTTTTATATATCGGTTTACTAATTCGTTAAATCATTATATTTATATATTCAAGCTGTTTTAGAAGTCATTAGCGCCAACTAATGATTTTTTCTGATACAGCACCTTTATTTTTTTTTTAAGTGTTACCTTGAAGTGTTACCTCATCTTTTTGTTTCAAAAATTTTGAAGCTTTTAAAATGTTCTATTTTGTTTAGAATTTGTATTTACTCTGTAAACGCTAAAATAAAAAAAAGATGAGGGCTTACCATTTGGGGGGGTGGTATGTGAAGAATTGTTGCCCTCATCTCAACCAACAACGTGTGTTTGGCATTGGCTGATCGTGATTAATTAAATTTCTCGTATAT